ACAGGTGGCGATATGCAAATCAATCCTGGAGAGTTTGCTGATCTTGATGCCACAGTTGACGATGTAAATAAAGCAATAATGCCTTTACCATTTAAAGAGCCAAGTGGTACATTGTTTAATTTAATGAATGCGATAGCTGATGCTGGTCGCAGATTCGCAAGCACTGCAGATCTAAACGTCGGAGATGCAAATCCAAATGCACCTGTCGGCTCAACTGTTGCTTTAATTGAACAAGGCAGTAAATCATTTTCAGCTATACACAAAAGATTGCATTATTCACAAGGTCAAGAGTTTAAATTATTATCAAAATTAAATGCAATTTACTTACCTGAGTCTGGTAATTTCTCTATGGCTGGTGCAACAGGAATAATATATGCTGCAGACTTTGATGATCGTATAGACATTATTCCTGTTAGTGATCCGAACATATTTAGCACTGCACAAAGAATCGCACAAGCTCAGGCAATATTACAGATGAGCCAAGCAGCACCTCAGCTACATGATCAATATGAAGCATACAAAAGAATGTATGAAGCTATAAGAATAAATAATGTTGATGAGATATTAAAAGCTCCAGAAGAAGCAGCAAGACTCGATCCAATAGATGAAAACCTTAGCACGATGTATGGTAAACCAATAAGAGCTTTTCCTGAGCAGGATCATGAATCTCATATCGCAGTTCATTTACAGTTTCTTTCAGACCCATCGCTTGCAGGGAATCCTGGAGCAAAAGCTATGCAACCAATATTAATTGCACACGTTGCTGAGCATATAGCATTATTATATCGCCAGAGAATGCAGGCAAGTATAGGAGTTTCATTAGCACCATTGCCAAATCTGCTTGATCCTAAATTTAAGTTTGAGAATATAAGTCCAGAACTCGACATGCAAATAAGTCAGAGAGCAGCAGAGGTTGTAGCACAATCTCCTCAGATGGCTGCAATTAAACCATTGGCTGCATTAGCACAGCAGCAGCAACAACAGAATCCATTACAATATGCACAACAACTCGCAGCACTTGAAGCACAAGCACTTCAAGCAAGGACACAAGCACAGATTCAAGCAGATCAAGCCAAAGCTCAACAAAAACTTGCAATCAACGAAGCAGAAGCTAAGCAAGATCTGCAAATTGAACAAGCAAAACTTGCAGCAGACCTTGAAGCGAAAGTTAAAAAACTTGAATTAGAACTACAACTAGAGCGAGAAAAAAATCAAATTAAAATGCAACAGGAGATAATTAAAAATGGCTAGTAAAGAAGAAATAATGCAACAGATGCAAACTCTTTTAGGAAAAGGAGCAACTTCTGATAAAGAGATGTCAATGATGAATGAAAATTTAAAAATGGCATCAGGAGCAGGAGCAACTTCTGATATGGAGATGAAAATGTTATTAGAGAATATTGACAAAGGACTTTCCCCTGGAATGAGAAGTCCTGGAGCAGGAGCAACTTCTGAATTAGAGATTGCTGCAATCAAAGAATCAATAGCTGATCTTGAAACTATGAAGGATTTAGTTTCTATGGGAATGACACCTGAACAAGCAATGGATGAAATATCAAGAATGAAAACTAGTCCTGTTAATCCAAGTGCTTTTAGTGGAGCAGTAGAAGGTGCTGCAAGTGCTGGAGGCATGGGAGCATTAGGTGCAATGTCAGATAAAGATATGGCTGCATTTTTACAAGCTCAAGTTGCAAAATCCAGAGAAGATAGAGGCATGGGAGCATTATCAGGAGTTCCTGCAGGTAATCAGATGCCAATGCCAAGACCAACAATGATGCCACAATCTATGGGGCAAGACAGAACATTCAATCCAATGGATAGAATAACACCAACGAATGCTCCATCAACATAAGAGGTATTTATGGCGACAAATGCAAATATAGGAGCTCTTGGCAGTTTAAGTAAAGAAGCATATGGTTCTCTTAAATCTGGTTTTGATAGAACTAATCCAGCTTTTTCACTAGGACCACTCGATGTAACCAGAGGTCAAGTGATGAATACAATGTTAGGATTTACACCTTTCGGTGTTCCTGCACAAGTGATGAATGCATATACTTCTTATAATGCAGAAAAAGCAGCACAACAAGCACTTGGTCAGAATATAGGACTTACAGATACAGCCAAAGGAATCATGGGCTTAGGAACTACATCGCTGGACACTGCCAGAGGTATTGCTGACACTAACAAAGATAACAAAGTATCTACAAGAGAAGCTCAGAACTTTGGTATGCAATATGGCAAGATGACTGCTTACAATGTTGGACTAAACCCAATGTCAGGCTATACGCCAAATACTGTATCCATACAAGGTTTAACTCCATTTGGTAAAACTGATCCTGATGCTGGACTCGGTGGTATAAATACAACTGGGCAAGTGGCTGATGTTATGACCCAACAACAAGTAGACGATATGTTTAGTGGCATTGATACTACAAGTGGTGTTACAGGTCTTGGTGGTGGTAAAGGTGCAAGTTATACTGGCATTACTAATTTTTCACCAACAGAAGGAGTGGATACATCAGATCCAGAATCTACTGGTTCTACTGGTGTAAGTGTTAGTAATCAAAGTTATGCTGACGATGCACAAAGTTCTGGAACTGGTGGTGGTGGTGGAACATACATATGCACAGCATTATATGAAATGGGTGATATGAAAACATATATATACAAATATGATCAGATATATGGTAAACGTGTTGATCCAGCAGTTTATAGAGGATATGAGCTTTGGGGGAAATTTTTAGCTAAACAAATTAGAAAAAAAGGTTTAACATATAAGATTGTAAAACCATTAGCATTGGCTTGGGCTTATCAAATGGCTTATGACTTATCAAAAGGTAAAAAAGGCAGAAATAATAAACCTGTTAAAATACTTAAAACGATTGGCGAAGGAGTTTGCTATGCTCTTGGTCAAATTTTTAAAAGGAGATTCAAATGGCAGAAATCAATGTAGAGAATATGGAAGACAATGCAGCATTGTTTATGGAGAAGATGGGCTTTCCTCATGATGCTCCTGGACTAGAACTAACTGATCAGCAGGTTGTAAACTTTTTATTATTATGTCATCAAGAAATGATTATGCCAGAGGAAGAAGAATCTGAAGAAGAACATATGGATGGTGATGTTAAAGTTAAAGTAATGAAAGTTGATAGTGGCGACATGCGTGGTATCATGGACGAGATACTTGGTCATGGTGGTCCGAAAGTTAGTATGTAATTATGCCATTTAGTAAATATTCCCCAAAGCAAAAGAAGTTGGCAGCAATGGCTGGTAATAAGAAAAAAATTACTGGAGCAGATCTTAAAAAACTTGCTAGTCTAAAAAAGAAAAAGAAAAAGACTAGGAAAGCATAATGTCATTATATGCAAACATACATGCTAAACGTAAAAGAATAAAAGCAGGATCAAAAGAGAAGATGCGTAAAAAAGGTGCGAAAGGTGCACCAAAAGCATCAGCATTTAAAAGGGCAAAGAAAAGTGTCAAAAAGAAAGTTTAAAAAAGTTCCTAAGACTAAAAAAGGTGTACCAAAGAAATATGTTGCTGGTGCAAAGAATCCAAAGGCAAGGGAAAAAGAAATTAAAAGGACTGCAAAACTATATCGCGAGGGCAAGTTAACACCTGCTATGATGGACAGAATAAGTAAAAAAAGGAGCAAATCATAATGGCAGAAACTAAAAAGAAAAAAGGTGGCAAATATGCAGGCATTCCTGGAGCGAGTCGTTTCTCAAAAGAAAAATTAGATAAGGTATACAAAAGAGGACTTGGTGCATATTATTCATCAGGAAGTAGACCAAAGACATCAGCCAATGCTTGGGCTATGGGCAGAGTTAAATCTTTTGTCACTGGTAAAGGTGGTGCAAGAAAAGCAGACGCAGATCTACTAAAAGGAAAAAAGAAAACAAAAAAAGCATAGGAGTGCAAAATGGCAAAAGGTGTAAAACATTATTTTAAGAATGGTAAAGAGCATAAAGGTGCTACACATAAAGATGCAAAAGGCAGAGTTATGTCTGGTAAAACTCATACAGCATCAAGTAAGTTTTTAGTGCATAAAAAAGATTTATCAGCAACAGCTAAGAAAGTGGCTAATGCTTAATGGCAACATTTAAAGGCAAAAAGGTTACACTTAATAAACCTAGACGCATTGGTAAAGGTGAAACTTCTTATGGTAAAAAGAAGTCTGTTGTTTATGTAAGCGATGGAGATAAGGTTAAACGAGTTACATTTGGTGATCCTAATATGAGAATTAAAAAGAATCAAAAAGGTCGCAGGAGCAATTTTAGAGCAAGACATAATTGTGATACTCCTGGACCAAAAACAAAGGCAAGATATTGGTCTTGTAAGGCATGGTGATATGGCTAGTGCAAAAGTAAAAAAGGTTGCAAATGCAGAAATAAGAGCAGCAAAGAGTTTCCTTGAACGCAGAGGATTAACTTCTGATGAAGTAAGTCCTAAAAAGTTTGCCACTGCAGCAAAGAAACTGGATAAAGGTTTTACAGAAACTCTAAATATATTAGTTAAAGAATTAAGTGGTGGTCAAGTCTAATGGCTGAAATGGAGATGTTAAATCAGTTACCAACTGCAGCTTCTGATCGAAGTTATAAGTTCAGCGATGATACACTAAGAGATACATCAACTAAATATTTAACAGGAGCATTGTCAGGATTAGGTATGTCAGATGCTAATGCTCTAAGATTTGCAAGAGATTTTACAGGTCGTACAGATATGGATGATATTGGTCAGAGCTTGGGAGTCTTAGATTTTACTCCTGCTGGATTAGTTTATGGTGTTGATGAAGCAGTCGATCAGTTTCAAGCTGCAGAAAAGCCAATAGATTATATTGCTCCAACAGTCGGTCTTGGTCTAAGTGCAGTTGAAGCATTCCCAGTAACTAAAATCATGACTAAACAATTAAGAGGACTCTTAAAAAATATAGGTAATAAAGCTGTATCAGATGCACCAGTTGATATGAGTAAAAGAAAAGCGATGACAACTATCGCAGCAGCACCATTAGTCGCAGGAGCATTAAGTGAAATTCCTGTTAAGAAAATTACTGATAAAGCTATTCCAGTTGATAATTCTAAAATCATTGAATCAATAAAAAAAGACTTTCCTAACGATATTGAAGAATTAAATCCACTCAAATTAAAAAAATATTTCTCCTCTTCAAAAAAACTTTTTGAATGGCTAGATAGTGGTGTAATGGATAATCTAATGATGCCAGATGCTAAATCATATTTAAAAGATTTCGATGGAGATTTTTTAAAAGCAAATGATAAAATGTTAGAAGAGATAGGGAATCTTATTGATTCTATTCATTATGATAAACACTATGAAGCAACAGGAACTGATTTTTTTAAAGAGAACATTACAGATATATTAATAGAAGATTTAACAAAAGTCGCTAAATAATGGCAGCATCATCAAAAATATTATCGCCTATGTTAACAAGCTGGTTTGAGAGTCTTGCTCGTAAGATGCAACCTAATCTTATAGATCGTTTTTCTAAGCCACCAAAGTATTCTGCTGGTAAAGATCCAGAGTCTTTAATAGAAGAAGCTGGTGAAAAAGCTAAAAGTCTTGAGGAAAAAGCTCCAGAGTTTTTTGATATGATTGAAGCAAAAGATTTATACAGTGGTCTTAAAAGAGCTCAATCAGGAGAAACTGCTATGGGTTTAATTAATCCTGCTGATTTTAGAAAGATTGCAGCACCATTGCCTGATGATGCTCCTCTTAATTCTGTTGAGAGAAAGTTTGGCTATGATTATTCTATGGGTCTTGTAAATAAAAATGTCAAAGAAATAGAAGATCTTATAAGAAATAAAATATTATTAGGAGATGCAACAGGCTCTGGAGTCCCAGAGCTTGGTTTAGAAAATATAGATAATAAATTGCTACAGGCAAGATTTCATGAAGGTCGTCACAGAAACAGAGCATTGAAAAATTTAGGATATGATAAATCTTTAGTTGAGGTTTTACCATCTACATACAGAGGAGACATAGTAACTTATAAACCAGATGTCGATCAGTTTTTAAATCTTCCAAAAGATACAAAAATTTATAGCGAGATGCGTGAGGGTCCATTGTCTAACGATCCAGAACCTCAAAATGTTGGTACATTAGGTGATATAATAAAGTTTTTAAGTGTTGGTGGTATAGCAACAAAAGGTGCATTAAGCCAGTTGCCTGAAGAATAATATTTACTAATTGATAGGAATTACTTAAAATGAATAGAACGCAATTCTCATCATTAATATCTAAAGGAGGTAGAAAAATGAAATATGGTAAATCAAAGATGGTTAAGCCAAAAATTAAGAAAATTAAAGGCAAAAAAAAGATTAAGAAATATGGAAAAAAATAGTAAAGACGTACAAGTCTATGTAACTGGCGTATCAATGACAGGAGAGGTAAAGCTAGATGAACACAATAGAACTCCTGAAGAAGATAAAGCTAAATCTGAGGGAGAAGAAATCTGCAATAGCAGAGAAGATGATTGAAGGTCGAATATCTGATTTTCAATTATATCAAAAAGACGTTGGTATAGCTCAAGGATTAGAAGATGCTTGTGCCATTATCGATGAAACATTAAACAAACTAGACGAAGGAGATGAATAGACATGCCTCATCAACATGAAGTAGCAAAGATTTATACTGACGAAGAGTCTAAATCTACAATCGGGCAACATCAGTTGCCTGTTCCTATGGGTTGGAAAATACTTATACAACCAAATCAAATCAAGCAACAGACTAAAGGTGGCATATTGTTACCGACACAAGCTAAAGACAATGAAGCATATTTAACTGCTCATGGTCAAGTTGCTGGAGTTGGAGAATTAGCATATCGAGATAGAAACACTGGTGATAGATGGAAGCAATCTGTCATACCTAAAGCTGGGGACAGAGTTACATATGGAAAATATGCTGGTCAAAAATTAGTAATCAATGGTGTGAGGTTTCTTTTACTCAACGATGACGAGATAACATCTATCTTGCCTGAAGGTGTAGAAGTAACAGCATATTTATAATTAGCGAATAACTTGGAGACGCAACCATGGAAGAAGAAAAGAATCCAGTATTGGATGAAATAAATAAAGAGATCGAAGAAACCAAGAAAAAGTCTGGTGATGATTTCGAGATCGAGATTGCTGAAGAACAAACAGAACAAGTAGAATCAAAAGAGGATTCTAAAGAACAAGTTCCTGATATTGACCTTAGCAAAAGAGTTCAGGCAAGAATAAATAAAATTACTGAACAAAGAAGATCAGCAGAGCTTGAAACAAAAAGAGCTCAAGAGGAAACTGCTCAACTTAAAGCTAGACTTGATCGTCTTGAAAAAGGCTCTGAAACTCAAGCACAGAATGAATTTCAGAATAATTATGATTTAACTAAAAAAGCATTACACAAAGCATTTGAAGAAGGTGACACTGATGCTCAAGTAAATTTCTCTGAGCAGTTAGCTGATATGCGTGCTGCAATTAGGATGTCTGAACTTCAGAAACAAATGCAGCAAACTCAGGCAGTTTCACCAACAGTTGGTCGTGCTCAGCAAACTGCTACAAATCCAGCTCCACCAAAAGCTATGGACTGGTGGCAGAAAAATAATTGGTTTAACTCTAAAGGATATGAAAGAGAAACTGCTGCAGCAAGAGCAATAGATGTACAACTTGATTTAGAGGGACACGATAAGAATTCAGAAGATTATTACATTAATTTAAATAATCGTTTACAAAAAATGTTTCCCGAGTTAATATCAGGGAGTGACCAGACTAAGACCAGAGTAAAAAGCAGACAACCAGTATCACCAACTGCAGGTGGCTCTACTTATAAAGGTAACAGAGTTCGCATGACACAGGATCAGTTACGAATGGCGAGAGAGCTTGGAATTAATGATGAGGCAGGTCTTAAAAAATATGCTTCTGAAATACAGAAAAGTCAAAGGAGTTAATCATGACTGAGAAAAGAAATGTTCGTGCGAGTGAAGTAAGAGAAAGTGTTCGAGATGAGGAGTCAAGACCTCAAACTAATTGGACACCACCAGCATTGTTGGATGCACCAGAGCCAAGATCTGGATTTGTTCAACGATGGGTTGCTACCTCGATTCAGGGGAAGGACACACCTGACAACGTATTTAAAAGAATGCGCGAAGGGTGGGAAGCTCGCCCTGCTAGTACTGTGAAAAGTAAGTTGTTTCCGACTATTAATCATGGACAGTGGGAAGGTTGTATTGGGATTGAAGGAATGTTGCTCTGTGAAATGCCTGAAGAAAAACATAAGCAAATGAAGGCTTATTATTCTAACAAGAGCGTGGAGCAAAACGAATCACTCGCAGGAGACCTTGATGCGTTAGGACGAAAAACTGGACAACCAATCTTTCAAGACAGAAAGAGTTCAGTGAGTGGTGGTAGGCAAATGTCTGCCATGGAAGATTAACCAAACTTAGAAGGAAGAAAAAATGGCAAATGTTGATGCTGCTTTTGGGTTAGCACCCATCCGTCATCTAAGTGGTAATGGTTACTCTCGTGCTAATAAATATACTATTGCTTCAGGATTAGCTGAAAACATCTTCACAGGAGATGTAGTCATAATCATTGCAGCTGGGGTTATTACACCTCACACTGCAACAGAGGTTAATAATATAGGTGTTTTCGCAGGAGTATCATATACTGCAGCAGATGGCTCTTATGTTTATTCACAATATTGGCCATCAGGCACAGTTGCAACTGATATAATTGCATATGTGTACGATGATCCATATACAGTGTTTAAAGCACAATCCGCAGGAACTACTGCACAGACAAACATAGGAAACTGTTGTGACCTTGTTGCTGGTGCTGGTTCTACTACTACAGGTCAATCGGGTTTTGAATTATCAGGAACTATGGCAGCAGGAACTGCCAGTTGTAAAATTCTTGGTCTTTATGAAACTGCAGATAATGCCTTTGGTGCAAATGCAATAATGGAAGTACTTATCAATGAGCATCTGCTCAAAGATAGTGCTGGAATATAGGGAGATTTATAAATGGCAATGAATAGAGCACAATTCGCTAAACTGCTTGAGCCAGGATTAAACACCTTGTTCGGCTTAGAATACGCATCGTATCCACCAGAGTACACACCAGTATTTGAAAGCAACACTTCTCAAAAAGCATTTGAAGAAGATGTATTGCTAACAGGTTTTGGTATTGCTCCAACTAAAGATGAAGGATCTGGAGTTTCTTATGACTCAGCATCTCAACAGTTTACTTCAAGATATCAACATGAAACTATCGCTTTAGCATTTTCTGTTACAGAAGAAGCTGAGGAGGATGGTCTTTATGGATCTCTTGCTTCACGTTATACAAAGGCACTTGCTAGATCTATGGCTTCTACTAAAGAAATCAAAGCAGCAAATGTTTTAAATAACTCGACAAGTACAACTGGTGGTGATGGTGTATCTTTATTAAGTACAGCCCATCCGACTCAAAATGGAAATCAAAGTAATACTTTGGCAACTGCAGCAGATTTATCTGAAACTTCATTAGAAAGTATTCTGATTAATATTGCTGATATGAAAGATGATCGTGGTCTTAGGATCGCAGCACAAGGAACAATGTTAATTATTCCTACTGCATATTCTTTCGTTGCAGAAAGATTGCTTGAAAGTCAGTTAAGAACTGGAACTGCAGACAACGATTTAAATGCTATCAAATCAGGTGGTTATCTACCTCAAGGATATCATGTAATGAGACGTCTTACAGATTCAGATGCATTCTTTATTAAGACTGATGTTCCTGATGGATTAAAAATGTTCCAAAGAAGTCCTATGAAAAAAGGCATGGAAGGTGATTTTGAAACAGGAAATGTACGTTACAAAGTAAGAGAAAGATATTCTTTCGGTTTTACTGACTGGCGTGGAGTCTTTGGTACAGAAGGTGCTGCATAAAAACTAATATAGGAGAGGGGATAACTCCTCTCCTAAACATAAACCTTGACTGCGAAAGCAGACACTTGCCAAGACAAGGAGATTGATATGGCTAATACTACATTTACAGGAGCAGTCCGCTCTGAAAACGGATTTAAAGTTGTTTCTAAAAATGCTACAACAGGTGCATATACTGATGTTGCTTCTATTGCTTCAACAGGTATTGTAACAAACAAATATGTAAAGCACGTTGGCTTTGCAAC